GCTTCAATCTTTCAACACTCTTAAGCCCGTTATCCCTTGCATATTCATATGCAGGTCGTAAGACTAAATATTCGTGGTAAAGACCAGCGAATCCCGCCTTTTTAGTTGTGTCACTTGTATTAAAGTAGGAGCCCTCTCGTGAGATATAAACTTCTATTGATTCACCTCTGTCATAGTTTGGAATCTTGTCTAGAAAGATACCATTAGCCAACATATCATATCGTGTTGGTGTTCCTGTTTCAGTAGTTGAGAATGAATCTAGGTTTGTATTGTTAGAGTTCTTGCCGAATCGGTCAACTTGTTCTAGTTCGTGAGCCACACCCTCTGCATCGTAAATAATGACTTTGAAAATATCCAATATAATATTCCCTTGCTCGTCTGCTGTGAATGAATAATCTCTTTGACCAGAAACTATATCACCTTTAATAATAGGATAAGCACTGTGGTTGGAGTCGTCAAACTGCCAACCGGTATTAACCTTGTTAAATATCTTTGCGTAAGCATCATCTAAAGCCACATTAACTGACTCTGTGAAGTCTGCTTTTCTCTGTGTGTTGCTTGCAATGTCGCCTGTGTTAAATCCACAAGTTCGTTCTATTCTACCTATGATTTGATTGTAATTTAATGACATAATTGTTTCCGTTAGGAATTCTGACAACTCGGTGGGGAATTGCCAGAACCCCTAAAAGAAGGGGTTTAGCATTAGCTAACTAAGATTGTGATGTCAATAAGTAAATCTTCTTTGGTTTTCCATGCTTTTGCTCCAATATATGAGTAAGTCACGACTTCCATTCCAGTTTTACCTGATACACCTTTTTCTTCAAACTTGAAACCTCCTGGCATTGCGAAAGTAGCTACTTTCTTAACACCTGCTAGTCTATGACCAGAGTTAGTTACAGTTTTAGTTCCGATAGTTTCGTCTACATATGTACCATCTCTAGTTACATAAATTTCAACTCCACCTTGTTTTGTTAATAGACCGTTATTCATCGCTGAGTCTGAATAACTGAATCCACTAGCCATTTGTGATTGAACAACTCCTGCTACATCTGAGTTTTCTAATACAATGAATACACCTTTATACATTTCTGCATAACCTGAAACTTTTCCGATTATGTTTGCAATAATGACATTGATGTTTGCTGCAGTTGTGAATCCTGCTGCTGGTGTTGTGTAAGATGCACCTGCTCCGTCAAGAATGACGTTAAGAGCATATTTATCTGCTTCACGAGATACTGACATACCTTGTTCCATAGTCCTGTTTGAGAATAGGTCAAAGTTTGTTAGAGTTTCCTCGAAGTCAAATACGTGTTCTGCAACAACTATTTCATCTGTTACTGTTAGAGTATCATCGTAAGTTAGATATTCTGCAACTGAGTAAGTTCCTGCAATAGCTTGAACTGTTGAAGTTGGTTGTGAACCGTAAGGGTTTTGTAATGTTTTAAGACCTGATGTGTCTTTTGAGAATACAGCTTCTGAAACCAATGCTTTTGAAAGCAATGAGTCCAATGCAGCTGAACGGTATTTATCTCTATATACCTTTGATGCGATTGTGTTAGACATGTTAATTGGGATTAAATTTTATAAATCCCACCGATAACTAGTCTTTAAGACCTGCGATTTTGTTAAACATCCTAACCATATCTTCTTTTGATTCAGAGCCTTCTCCCTTTCTTGCTTTTGCAATAAGAGTGTCTGCATCAACTTCTGTTTTGGTTTTTCTAGTAGTTCCTGTATTAGAAACTTCTTGTGTTTTACGTTCCTCGGCTTTCTCTCTTAGAATAGTTTTGATTACGTTTGACTGCAATGCTTCCTTGATATCAATGTTTTTTAATTTAGCATATTCTGCTACATCGTCTACATCGTCTTCATGGACTTTATTATTCATAAGTGCATATAAGTCCTTCTGTGAAAGTCCTTCTGATTTAGCTTCTTCCTTTTTAGGTTGAGTCGCTTTCTTCTTCCAGTGTAGTTTTTGTGCCTCTAGCTCTTTAACTTTCTTTTCAAGTGCTAAAGATTTGTCGTCTTCTTCTATATCTTCTACTTCTTCTTCCACTTCTACCTCTTCCTCTTCTTCGTTTATTGAGTCGAAGTCCTCGTTTTCGTTTGTCATAAGTTTAGTCTTGTTATTCATTTGTGCGGTTTTGTCCGTTGATAATATTATTATACCACACTATTTACTTGAGTCTTTTTGCAATCTGTCCATTAACTGCTCAACAGTTTCATCTTTTTGTCCTGCTAAGAAGTTAAGTTGGTTTAATTGCTGTTCAACGTGTGATAATAGTGTAGTTCTTGTAATTTGATTGATTAAGTTCTCTTGGTCCATTTTCTTTGAAGAATATGAAAGGCTTTCGAAAGTAATGGTTGGCTTTTTATTCTCCAATCTTTCTGTTAAGTATTTAATCAGTCGTGACCTTGCTTCTAGTAATAAAGCAGCCTCTGATGGTGTCTTGTCTTTAACATCAACAGTCATCCATAAATCAATAATCTGATTTACAGGTGCTTCTGGCTCTATTTCTGGGTTAAATGTCTTGCTAATCACTGCCAGTTGCTCTGGTGTGTATGTAACAAGGTTGGCTTCTACTTGTGAAAGTGGAAAGTCCAACATCTTTTTGCGCAGTGCTACTAGCATTTCATCGTTCTCTGAGAATAATGATTTGATAACTCGCAACTCGCTGTCGTTATAACGCATCTTTTGCATAATGTATTTCTATTAGTTAATAATTTCCCACCCAACTTTAACTAAACTGCTGGGGCTTCCTCCACAGGTGTCTGTGGTTGTGAAGTTGCTTGCGGTGCTGGCTGTGCTTGCAACTGTGTCAATTCAATAGGAGAAAATGCTCCTGTAATTTCTAATATCTTCTCCAAGACCTTTCTTCCATCTTCTGTTTGACCTGAGTTCATTAGGTTGACATACAGTGAATTAAGTGTTGTAAGTTCTCCTTGTAAATCTTTAGCTTCTCCTGTTACATCCACTTCAACTTCCCACTCTAAGTCTTTAAATATATCTTTCCAAGTCTTGCTGTCTATTTCACTCGGAATTAAGAATCTCTCGTTTCCTAAGTCTGCAAGGTTTTCTTGCAACATTTCCTGATTAGTTGCAATCTCTTGCTCTTGGTCTATGAAAGCTGGCAGTTCTCCTTTGAGTAAAGCGGCTTTAATATCTTCTTTAGCTTTCTTCTCAAATAGTTCTTGAGCTTTCGCCTTTAAATACATCTTGTCTAATTTCTTTAGGTTGAATGAGTCTAGGATAGCAATAATCTCATCTTTGCTGTTTAGTTTTCGTTTAATGAAAGTCAATACATGTTCTCTCAACATATCTTCAATAGCCAATCCTTTGTTCTCGGTCATTACTTCAAATAGGGAGTAGTTCTCGTTCAAAATAGCTTCTGTTTGTCGCCAAGCTGTTCCTGATTTAGGTTGCATTCCTCTCATAGCATCTGAAGCTCCTGTCTGTTCGTTTCCGATAGCTTGCCATTCTGCTTTGAAATTCTGTGCTTGAACGATTGCTGATGTGTCATATGAAACAGGTGATAGTCCCTGATTGACTCCTGTAACCATAATATCTCCAGTTTCTATTGATGTGATAGCGTTCTTTCCGACAAAGTTCGCATCTGATGTTTGTAGAATTAACTTTGAAGACAAGTCCACAATATCTTTAATAGCTTTCATTGAGTGGTTAACCATCCACTGTGATTCAAATAATTGTTTGATAGCACCTGTTGAAAGTGTTTTACCATCTTCTTCAATAAGGTGAGTCAACATATAAGGACTCTTTGTTTCTTTACCACGATATAGGAAGTAGTCTGTAAATCCCTCGTCTTGATTTCCTGTGAAAGAATAGACAATCATCATCTGTTGGAATGTGTCTTCATCTTCTTCATTGTCTGTTAAATAAGATAAAGGCAACTCTCCATGAACTTCATAAATTCTGATATAACCTTCTCTTTGGTCTTGTTGGTGTCCTTTCAAAGTCTTTCTAGTGTCTAGGTCATCTCGTAACGCATCAACAACTTCTTCGTCATATCCTCTAGCTCTTAGTTGTGCTGGTGTTAGATCAAGCACTTCGATTTGTGGGTTGTTAGAAAAGTCTATTGGGTCACAAATAAACTTGTGCCAATCGATAACCATTGAATGTAACTCCCCATCTTTCTCAACAAACTTAACCACTGTTGAACCATACTTAGCAAGCATTCTTCCCCACTTGTTTAGGAATACTCCAAAGCGTGATTTCTTCATCCAGTTTTGCAAGTAGATTGATGCAATAAAAGCAGATATGTAATTAGCTTGGCTCTGTGAGTATATTCTTATATTCTTCCGGTCTATGTCGGTTGCTCTATACCAGATATTAACTACTGATTTAACTATATTGAAAAACGGCTTCTCCCTACCTTTAGAATCTGTTGAACCGGAAACGTGCCTTGAGTTGTCATAAGCGTCAATCTTATTCAAGTCCTCAAACATATCATACTCTACATACTCTGAAATCTGCACAGGTTGTCCTGAAGTGTAATCAGTTTCCTGTTGGCGTATTAAATTACCAATGTCGCTACTAGTTTTTATATTATCCATGAATTATTGTTAAACCTCTTAATAATAATATTATACCACGAGTTACCTACTGCTATTAACATCGCCACTCATTTCATTTCTTGTGAATTGGTCTAATAGCTTTGATTTAACTTCAGGGTTTAATACTGTTGACACTTTCCTTGCAACCTCAAAATACATTCTCATTATCCAAGTATCGGAATTCGACACCAGAATACCGTTCGCATAATATATGTTGTCTTTATCAACTGTTATGTTGTATACGTTCTCTTGTGCGTAATCTTTGATAACACTTACTACTACATGTCCTCGACCTAGTCGCCCAATGCGTTTTATAAGACTCACCACACTCATGACAAATACACTCAGTCTGCTTTCGCCCTTCCCAAGACTTCTTACCATTCTCGGAGTGCCACTTACGCCCTTCTGTGCTTTTGTGCCAAGCACTTGCCTTAATTCTGGCTTTATCCAGATTCTTAAGTTGCCAACTCCTGAACTCAGAGTTTTGCCATTCTTCTTTCCTGTGCGTAGAGCTGTGCTTACCGCTTTGAACTTGTGTAAGGTTCTCATGATTATTATTGTGGGTATTTCCGTCAATATGGTGAATGCAGTAGCCATCAGGAATCTTTTTATTATGTGAATCTTCCCACACTTGTCGATGAAGTGCTTTCTTTCTGCGACCATCTTTTCCTGTGCCGTCATAGATGTCTGCGTAGTAGTATCTACCATTTGACGAAATCCAGTATTTACGGTCGCCATATTCAATATATTTAGGAATCTCCACCTTATCAGTTTTAATGTGTTGCATACTTCTATTTTATCATTTATAGAGAGTGTGTCGAGGGTCTGGATATGTCCATTAGCATAAATCTTATGTCCTGGGGTTGCTATGATATGAGAACCATCTGAGAATATAACCTTATCTACCGAAACATTCTTGTGTGTCAACCCTGCCCTTAACACCTTACGAATACCAAATGGAGTGATTACATTATGTCCAATCTTAATATCCTCTATATTTCTGTTTCCCTTATCTGTAAGAACTTGTGTACCAGCCACAAAGCAATTGTCTGGACTACGACCAAGCAACGCTTTTAAGTCTTCCTTTGGAGTAGCAAATCTTTTACCATCTCCTTTTGAAGCGTCTTGATAGGTTGAAAGTTCCTCTATAACATATTCTTTCATATGTCCACCGACCCTTGATGCTATCTTGTGTGAGTTTACCTTGTTGGCTAGTTCAAACAAACACTGGTTTCGTAAGTTTCGATACTCTGATGTCAAAGCTGGTGCGTTACTTGTGTAACCCATATGAGGTAGCCTTGTTATATCCTCATCTGTTTTAATAGGTGCGAACGATGACTTGAAGTTAATGATTCCATTAAGTCTGGAGTTAGTTGCAACACCTGAGCCTTCTCCAATCCCATCAACTGCAATATGAGAGTAAGGTATTCTATCTCCAGAAGCATATTCTATAATCTTGTTTATGATTCCCTCTGTGTTAAGACCATTAAACTCCTCTCTACGATATTCTTCTAAGTCTTCCCAGAAAGAAAAGATTGATTTATCATCTCCATCACCAGCCACATCTACAATCATATATTTCTCGCCTGTTTTTTCTACTGCGTTACTGAAAACATCAACCAAATAATCATATCTAAACAGTGAACCAGCATTATCTAAGTATTCTGCTAAGAACTCCTGCTTATATGTATCTGGGTCAAGCTCTTGTTTAGCTTTCTTAATCTCCTCTTTCGGAATGTGTGGGTTATCGTATGTAGTGAAATGGAAAGCCTCATAATCATGATCAGACTCTGCCATCTTCTCTAGTCTTCTAAGGTTTGGATTCTCACTCTTTGGTGTTCCGATAAACGTCGCACAACCTCTAGTATCAGTAAGTGCTGGTCTAAATATCTCCTGAAAGCCTATAAAGAAATCCTTCATAGTATCAACCTCATCAAACACTTCCTTATGTGCCTTCATTCCTCTAAAGTTTTCTCTGTTCTCCCAACCTGCTATAAAGATAAAAGAATATCCTCCATCTTGTGTTGGAACTTTCAGCTCAAGTCTTGATTCATTTATCTCTCCTATTCCTTCTAACCTAGACTTCAATGCCTCCCAGATAATACTTCTAGCTTGTCGTTGTGTCGGTGCAATATAAAAAACATTCCTACCTTTCTTATTCATTGCAAAGAAAAGCATATCTTCAATTTCAAGAGTAGATTTTCCTGACCTACGACCAGCCCTAATGACTTTGAATCGTGAATTACTCTTGATTATCGCTTTCTGTTTGTTGTGGAGTATCATTGAATGAATCGTCAAATGTTATTCTTAGTTCTGTTTTAGTGTTGTTGTCGTTCTCAATCTTGGTTGCAAAGTCTGCTCTCATCTTTCTTTCAGCCCACCATTTAGTTGTTTCCTTTCGGTTGTCATCCATTTCAGACTCTTTATTGATTGCGTCTAATAGGTTAGCCATTACAACCTTATTTATAGCGTTTTCCCAACCTTGTAGTTTAATACCAAGTGATTCATCTATCTGAACCCAGTTAGAAAGTGTTTGTGGAGCCAATCCTGTTAATTCACAAGCCTTATTACGAGAAAAGCCCAACTCCAAATAGTCTTTTAAACTTTGGATAATTGATTCTTTTTGTTCTGGTAAAAATGCTTTTCCTTGACTCATAATGATTGTTTTACTACTTCTTGTGTTAATCTGCCGATGACCTTTTTGAGGTGTTTTGGCATGTTGTTGTTCTTGATGTTTTTTACCTTTAAATAGTCCTTCCTGCGTTTATTCATAGGTTAATTATAACACTTGATTTGTTTCTTGTCTAATATAGAAAAAGAACCGTAACCAGCGATGTGCTTTAAATCGTATTTAATAGGACTTTATACTTCAAGCATTGTCAGACAGGTATGGTTAACCCCTTATTATTTAAATTGGCTTTGTCTGTTTTGTTCATTACCCCTAGTCGAGGGCGATTGACACGCTGGTTCTCAGGCGTTCCATGAAGTCTTCGTTTAAGTATAACATATTACACTAATTCAATATACCTTGTTCTTTTAAGAAGTTGAGTGAAAATTCCTGTTTCCACCTGCCACCCTTTAAATGTATAAGTTTTGGATTGTATTTCTTAACACCTTCCATAAATTGTTTGGTGTCGTCTCGTTCGAAGTTGTAGACATTCTCGGACACATTCCCAACTGTCCAATCGGAAATACCGTCATAACCTTTATATGCAAGCATATTTAAGGCTCTCTGTTCGGCATAAGGTATATCTGGGTGTGTGAATTCCTTTTCTAACCTAAGCCACTCATCGCATAGCTTTAAAGTCCTTTCGTTGGCTTTCCAGAATGAAACACCTGCATTTATTTCTTGGTATTGAGGGCGTTCTGGTCTTACCACCATTCTTGTAACAGTTAAGTCTTTATCAAACATATTCTCGACATCTCCATTCATCAAAACATCTCCATCTAAATATAAAACATTCTCCCCTTGGTGTTCTTTCAGAGTTTTTTGTATTATTAGGATTTTCCTGTGCCAGCTTTCTTTCATATCCTCACAAGGTTCAAATAGTTTAACACCGAAATCATCTGAGTCTGAATAGATAATAACCTCACCTTTCCAAGTTGGAACTGTGATGTTAAGTAAGTCTTTATAATTCCTTCCTATATAAGAGCAGGTTATCATAGCAGTTTCAACCAAGATCCGTCTGGGAATGTATAGTCTGGTCGGTCAAACTTTTCGTGGACTGCTTGTATTACTCCAATGAATTTATAAGTGTAATCGTGTCCAGATATAAATCCACCTTTCTTAATCTTAGGTAACCAAGCATTTATCTCTTGGATACAGTGGTCGTATATGTGATTAGAGTCTATGTAAAGACCATCAATACTAGCATCTTCAAATAGTTCTGCCGAAGTTATAGAGTTTCCTTTTATCTTTCTGATATTCTTGAAAGGTTTTGTAAGTAAGTCAAATTCTTTCTCCCTGTCGGCAGTAACACCATTCCAAACATCTATACATACAACATCGTGGGTTTCTGCAAATAGAACAGCAGATTCTCCATAAGCCGAGCCGAGTTCTACCACTAAACCTTTCGGTGCTCTGGCGATAAGTTCCCTTAGCCCAGTTTCTTGTTTTGTTCCTTTGATTCTAAATTTATTCATGTCTTGATTTTAAGTGTATTAAATTATTAGAAAACCACTTATTTTCCCTAGCTGAAAATGGTAGGATTTTAAGTTTGGGTTGAGTTGTCCATAAAGCATAGGGCATTGATAGTTGGTCACGATGACTTCCTGCTTGATATTCTTTCCACCATAGCTCGTTTAGTTCTTTTACTTTGGGGTTGTTTGCTCTTATAATTAGCCCATTCTCTGTAAGACCTATGTTTTCTGGCATTCCGTCATTTGCATATTTACCAACCTGTTTAAGAATTGGAAGTATTGCATCAAGGTTTAATCTCATACAAGTTAATGCGTGCTTATAAACGCACCTGTCGTTCGGGTGTGGTGGTATTGCAATATCAAATCCTTTGATGTATTCAACCATCTTAAAAGGACTTCTTCCCCAGTAAGCATTGGCATCTACATAAATTGAAATATCGTGTTCTGGTAGCAAGTGTGAGTTTATCTTATAAAATCTTGATTCTCTGCGACCCCCACTTTTCATTGTCATCTTTTCCCAGCCATCTGGTGCTTCTTGGTCTGTATAATATAAATATCTAAAGTCTTCGATTGGTTTAGGTGCTTTTCTTAACACATCATAGCCTCCAAGATTACAAGTGTATACAATTACTTTCATATCTCATATTCTTTAGGGTCATAAACAGTCTTGCCTTTCTTTTTTAAATCTAAAATCCTTTGATAAACTTCACTGTGTGTTATAAACTGATTTAAGACAGACTTTGGAACTGTCGGCATTTTCAGTATAATTGTGTATTCAAATAACTCTTTTGTATCGTATTGTCGCCATAAGTAACCTGTTCGAAATAGTTTCTCCCATTTGTGTCGTGTGCTTCCGTATTTTTTTGAGTAGACAGTAAATGGATTAGGGAATTGTCTAATGTTCATTTATATATTATACCAACAATATACGATTGTGTCTAATTTATAGATTCAAGCACTGCTTCACAGTCATTGTATCTTTCACAAGTTGCTAAAGCATAGTTAGCAATTCTTCTGCTAACCAAGTTTGCTAATAATATAATCGTTGGTAACGTCAGTAAGATTAAAATTATTGCCGTCATTCTGTTGCTCTTTTTAGTAAACATATCCTGTCTTGCTTTTGTGTTTAGGTCTTTCATATTATTTGTTTAAAATGTTACGCTTTTCAATAAAAGATGTGTTCTCTAACCATAGTTCGAAATTGTCTTCCATGTCATCATCAAGTGATTGTCTTCCTTCGTCTGTGTTCATTGCCCAATATGTCATAAGCTCTGATAAATGGTCTTCAATGTATTGTTCGTTCATATTCTCTATTTGTGTTTGTATTGTTTCCATATCTTTAATATACTACAAATTTTAGATAAAAGTAAAAGTTATCCACAGGTGCTATTTCAAATAATCTGGGTAGTCTTCGTCTGGGTATTCTTCTCTTAACTCCTGAAACAGTCCATAAATATGTTCAATCCTTTTAATAAAATACTGTTCGTCTGCCTTTACAATTTCTCTTTTCTTTTCGGCTATCATATCAATAACTTCTTCTCCATAGCGTCTTATTAGTTCGTCTTTATATCTCCCTCCGGATTCCATTCCACCATGCATATTTTCATAATAGGTTTGTCCGTTCACATTCAATTCGTAGAATCCTGCACTCGCTCCACAACTACCCATTGAGGCATAGTGTCCACTGTGAAAGTCTCTCCAGTGTCCCACCCGTTCCCCTGACGATACACATCTTCCTTGATAACGAGCAAAATCCCTCAGACGAGAATA